CGCTAGAGTAATAGTACCCGTCGTAGTAATCGGGCCACCGGAAGTCGTAAGTCCCGTAGAACCGCCAGACACGTCCACGAGCGAGACGCTACCCAGACCCGCAGCGGTGTTCCACGCATACGCGCTACCTGTCCACTGTAAGAACGAACCCGCAGGAGATGGAGTTGGTACGCTGCTAAATCCGCCTGTGCCGTTACCGTAAAGGATGTTCGTGCCGGTCGTAGCAGGCGCATAATCCACACCAGATACTGCGGCGGAGATCGTACTACCGTTACCCTTGAGAATGCCTGTAACTGTGGTAGCCGTGCCTGTAGCGTTGATCTGAATTGAACCCGCGCCATTTGTAATCGTTACGCCTGTACCCGCAGTTAGCGTAGCCTTAGACAGCGTATTACCCGTGCTATTACCAATCAGAAGCTGGCCGTCAGTGTAAGTAGTCTGACCCGTACCGCCTGAACCCACACCCAAGGCAGCACCGAGCGACAGCGATGGGAAGTAAGAAACTGCCGAAGTAACGTCCGTGCCGTTGTTGTAGACCAATGCGCTCTTACCCGCTGGGATGACAACACTTGCCCCCGTAGCGTTCTTAACAGTAACCGCGTCGGCCAAACCGTTGTTGATGACGTATGGCTTCTCAATCGCTGGAACAATAAGGTTCCGCGCACCGCCGGAAGTGCCGGTCAGGTTTAGGCGGAAGTTACGTGCTGTCTGGCTAAGATTGGAGTTAACAAGCGTCAGTGTGATGTCCACACCCGCGAAAGCTACATCTGCCGAACCTACAATCGCTTCTTCTAGTGCGTATTCCAGATTGTTATTGGTGGTATAGCCCCACTGACCATTCTGGTCGCCAGTAGCAATTAGTTCAACTTTGAGGCTGGTATACGTACTCATGACTATCCTTTAACTACGTAATCCGAATAACCGCTGAAGAGGCCGTATTAGATGGTAGTGTAACCGTAAATGTGTTAGCAGATGTTTTATCTGAACCGAAATCCAATACAGCAATTGATTTGTTACCCTTGCTGCTGTTATAAATCAATGCGCCCCGGGCAGTAATTGCACCGCTCCATGAGGGATTATTAAAACTTACGTAAGCCACACCGCTAGAAGCCGCAACCGTTACATTAACCAAGACCAACCCACCAGCCGTGTAGCCTGACGCTACAACCTCATAAGTAGATGTGTATACCGTGGTGGTAGGCCCTAACGTAGCAGGAGCCGTGTACAGCGCAATCTTTAATACATCTGTTGTCAAGTCATGTTGACCCAACAATATCTGTTGCTTGAAGCTCGTGGTCTGCCCTTGCTGGATAGCCATTACGTGACCTTCTCTCTAACTTGACCAGAACGGTAAGTATCCTGACGCAGTTTGCCATCGCCCAGTTGTTTGTACAAGGTCAATGAATGCAAGTACATCTTCTGGTACAGATCAACCATGTCCGTCTCGCCCTTCATAAAGCGGATAGCCTCAAGAAGCGCACCATTCAGCAGTATAGAATCAAAGTTGTCGCCGAGCCATGTAGTACCCGCAGTCACAATCGACACAGGGTAGGCAGCGTAATTCAACTTTAAAACGTAAGCCGCGTTAGGTGTAGGGCCGACAATAATATCGGTTGCGTCCTTAATAGCGTAGTACCTTGGCAGTCCACTTACTAACGGGAATGGGTAGGCTTCGCGGATGTAGTTAACATCTTTATCCAGCAGGAAGCTATATTCGCCCGTAGTATCCACAACAGCCAATGCAAACGGGTACAAGAAATCTGTCGGTAGAGTTACCGACTCCACGTTGATCGCACAAGTGGCAGAGAAATCTTTACGTAGAGCCGGGATTTGCACCGTGTTGTAGATTTTCTGCTCCGCTTGCTCCGTAAACATAGCGTACTCGTCCGCTGTGAACGTGTTTTCACAGATAGTCGCAATATTCGTACAGAGTTCAGCGTAGTTCATAGCGTACCTTTAGCCCATTGGACCACGTGACATTACACCTTTAGTAGCTGCGCCAACACCACGCATTTTGATGCCAGTTGTTTTAACATCATCGCGTGCAGGATCACCAGCACTTACGCGTTGAACTGCTTGACGTGGGCCAAGTTGGTTCGCTGAAAGCGTATTCGGGTCTCTGGGTTTCTCTAATGCGTTATGGATAGTCACAAGTTTACCTTTCATGGTATGCGGCTCGGCGTAAAGGCTGGCAGGACCAACTTCTTTACCCTTCATCTTCATACTGTACTTAGCCATTATCGGCCTCTTGCGCCAGACTTCTGATTAACAGCACGGGACAGGTTACGGCCAAGGTTCTTACGATCCAGCGATGTCGGACCACCCTTCTTCATGCCGTGCATCTTCTTCTCGTGTACCTTAACTTCGGCCTTAGCCACTTTTTTCATGTTGTCCATTTTAGACTCCTATGTAGTCGTAATTGTTACGTTGTTTACTACTCCCGGCGAAGCCAAGTAGTTCGGCGTTAACCCATTATCTGAAGACTGCGCTCCACCAATCGGTGCCCAACCCCACTGAAACACCCTGCTACCATCTGACGGAACCCCGTTGTTGTTAACGCCTGACGAGTAGTAACTTAAATCTGGCCGTGGTTCCCGCAGTGCTTGTGGATCGTCTACCGGGAACATACCTAACTTCAACTGCGGATGATCTGGGTCCCAACAAGCATTACATACTTTCGTGCTTATCAAGTGGTCTTTAACCACCAACTTGCGCAACTGTTTCAGCTTGAACCGAAACCCACAACGGTCGCATTCAGCAATTGCCTTGTAGCCTGATGCAAACCTATTGCCCATATTAAGCCATCCGATACATTCTAGGTACGAACCTCACAGCGGCCTTCTCACGATCCTCACCAGCAGCAATATCGAACTGCTCATCGTAGGCTTGCTTCAACATCGGGAGGCGATCCGTACCTTCTGGAATTTTCATGGCTACATAATACGCCAACCCCGCCACAACACATGGCAGGAAGCGGAAATTCATATCTGGGGTCTCGATACCCTTACCAGCGTCCTGAATACGGCGTAAGCGCCAGTAAACTAATTGGTACTGCTGGGAGCTATCAGGGGTCGGCCACACGGTTGCAGCAGGCAGGTTGGCTACATACACCGCATCACCAGCCGTATGGGCAGCAGCGGTCGTAGAACCTTGCGCACGGAAGCAGTTATTCAGGGTGTTAGTCGCAGGATCAATGTAGCCGTAGTAAATGTTCTCCGTACCCAGCTTAATGTACCCTGCCGACGCGAGATTATCTGTACCGGTAAGCGTGATCGTTGTATCCGTCGAAGATATGCTGGAGGCTAGGGTGTATGCGGTAGGTGCTGTATCACCAGCGAGCCGCTGAATCCAGATTTGGATTGGTCTAGCTTGTGTAATCTTGTTAGGGATTGTGGCGTAGGTAGACACACTAATACGTGTTATGGTGAGATCAGCCTGTGTGGAGGATACGTTCGCCCCAGTGCGAATCACATGGTCAAGTAGATCAATCGTGTCTACAGGTAACGCGTAAGTATTTAGCCCCGGAGTCAGGTCAATCGTACCCTGCTCGATAGTCCACATGTTAATGCCACGGTTGGCCCACTCAATCGTCATCAGGTTCATACTACGACGCGCAGTGCGCAGATCGTAACCCGAGCGAAGCTCCCGCCCAGCCCGTTCAAACGCTTCTTCAGCGATCTCGGTGAACTCTAAATTAAATGCTGTGGTGCCGGTTGTGGTCATTTTTAGGCCCTAGTTCTACCGCGAATCGCTATACCATCTGCGCGGGATGAAGCGGATTTAACTTTACCGCCTTTTGCGTAACCCGTTTCCTCGGATTTTGCGTTGTCGGCTTCCGCTTGTAACTGTCTACCGCTTTTTATAGGTACGCCTAGCTTCTTAAAATCTTGGGAAACTACACCATCATTATCTGACGATTTTAGATAGTTACCTTTGTCATCAAACGACACCGAACTGTATTTAGAAGATACTTTCCCGTTCTTCTGACTTGTTTCGTTGCGATCTGCCGCCCACATAGTGTCGCCCAAATCAGCATTAGGTTTGTTGAGAAAATCGTCACTGACTTTTTTCATTTTACGCTGTTCTTCTGCGCGGTTTTTAACCATCAACTTACGCGTATCAGCCATTATTTCTTCCTCGCCATCCGCATATTATCAATTAAGTTCGGGTACGGTCTACCGGCAGCTTTAGCCGCAGCTTTCGCCGCTGACTTCTTCTTGGCGCTCAACGGCGTGGACTTCTTCTTGGGGTTGGGTTTATCCCATACTTCACCCCCCTCGGCATAGTAGTCGAACTTATCCCCATCCTTACGACGCAGCACTTTCGGCTTTGGCATTTTGGATGGGTTGATGTCTCCCATACCACGAGAGGCTCTCATCTCAGCACTTACCGCCGTAAGCCATCTTAACTTGCTTGGCTTTAGTTTTGCCTTTTTTAGCAATACCATCAGCAGCACGAGTAAAACCGCCTTTAGCCATCTTCGTACTCTTCATCTCGGTTTCTTCGTGCTTAACCATCGACTTAGGAGCGCCCTTCTTCTTCATGAACTCAATTTCTTTCTTAACCATCTTCTTCGACTCAGCCATACCACCCTCCGATTTAGTGAACTCTTTACCCACTTTTGTAGGTACACCAACCTTCTTTGCAAATTTCGGATTGTTAGCCACGGCTTGCATGAACCGTTCTTGCTTTGCTGACTTAGCTGGCACGATTACACCATCTTACCGCGAGTCTTACCGCGTTGTGCGCAACCATCAGCACGCTTTGATGCCGAACCTACTGAACCACCAGCAGCCTTTTTGACGGGCTTCTTAGACTTTGTAGGCGCAGGAGTAACAGTGATAGCAGCGGCTGAATCCGGTTCCATTGGGGGTTGACCCATTTCTGCGGTGTAAATTTCTGCAATACCTGTATCGCCTTTAGGGCGACGTTGGTCTAATTTAGGCATGATTAAAATCCTTTACTTGAAAAATATCCGGTAATAGCGCCGATCACGCCACTTGCGATGCTGCCAACTGCAATTAGTACCTTCCAGCCGCCTTCAGCAGAAGCAAGGGTCTTCTTAATCTCGTCTAATGCGATGCGTATAGCAGCGACATCAGCACGCATAGCGTCCATATCTTCTTGCAGATGCTTAATATCACTTGCGTGTGTAGCCAATTCACGTGCTGTCTGAATTTCGTCCGCCATTTAGCATTTCCACCGTTTCAATGACGCCGCTTTGCGTGTCGGTTGGCCCTTCTCGTCCTTCATCGGACCGGGCATGCCGCTCATACGAGCACAAAATGATTTCTTACGTGCGCCACCCTCGGGCTGTGGAGCCTTCAGGTTAGACCCAGTTGCTTTGTTGTACTTAGCACGGCCTTTGGCTGTAAGCCCCGCCCCCTGCTTAACTGGCAGCTTTTCACCACGACCAACAGCAAGGGAGGGAGTTTTCTTAGCCATAGAACACCACAGCGGTAGCACTTGTACACGTAGCAATGACGCTCGTATCGCACTTAACGCCTTCGCCGGGGATAACAATGTTGATCGTACCGGCAGCGGCTGGGGCTGTGTAGGTAAACAACGTCTTCGTACTATCCGCGATAACAACCGTACCGCCAGTAGCAAAGCTAACTGTTAAACCCTTCACACGAGCAGGACCGTTAAACACGGTCGTAGCACCAGCGCCACAAGTAGTGGCCTTAACGTCTGTCTGCATCATAACGATGCCTCCTTAATTAGTTCTGGTATGCAGTCGGAGCAGAAGAGCCGTCAGAGTTACGCACAACGTAAGCGATGATTACCGTGACTGCGCCAGTAGCCGAAGCACCAGTAGCAGTGAAAGTAACAGCCGCGTCTGTAGCGCCGACATTAGCTTGTACAGGGGTAAACGTAGCTGCTGGAGCTACTGCGATAGTGCCTGCCAGAGTAATCGTAGAAGCTGCCGCCACGTCAACACCTGCGATGGTGACTTTCAGCGTAGTGGCCGAAGCGAACAACGTAGTGGTCAGAAACTGTACGGAAGTGATAACCGCGCCTGCAGGGATGAAACCCAGTGTGCCGGTCAAGCCAGCTACTTGCGCAGCGGTCAGATTGGTGGTTTGGGCGACGATAGTCGCGCCAGTATTGCGAACGGTGCCAGCAGTGGTGCCAGTCGTGTCTTTAACAGTACCGAGCAGCCAAGGGCCAAGGTGTGTAGCGAAACCCATAATATATTCCTCACATGCGAGTAAGTGCACCAATTTGCATGTCATCAGCCGGGGGCTGTTTGGCACACCGGATTACCCCGGTATTAAGTATCTTATACTATGCGCTTATTTGGGTGTCAAGCACAAAGTAAAATATGCCGTACAAAGACAAAGAAGCTCAACGTAAGTCCAATCGGGAAAGCTACGCCCGCAATAAAAAAGTTGTTGGTGGCAAAGTAAAAGAGTACAAAGCAGGACTAAGACAGAAATGGCAAGAGTACAAGGCTACGTTATCGTGTACGGTATGTGGTGAGTCCCACCCGGCCACTTTAGACTTCCACCATGCGGTTCGAGACCCTACCAATCGTAAACTAGCTAACCTTTTACGTAATGGCGCATGGGCTGACGCCTACGAGGAGATTAAAAAGTGCGTTGTTCTTTGCGCTAACTGCCATCGTAAGCACCATCAACGGGAACGAGACGAAAAGAAAAAAGGGGCCGAAGCCCCTTAGTGACACCAATACTGTACTTACTCGTCTTCGTCTTCTTCCACTTCTGCTTCAAACCAATCATCTTCGTCTTCATCAAAGAAGTACCAAACATTCATGATTTCGTCGTGCCACCAAGCAACGCCGTCCTCGTCGTACTCAATACCTTCATCCGCATCAAATGCAGCACATGACTCCAACTCGCTGAAATCAACTTCGCCAGAATATTCGTACCCGCCAAGCACCAAACTAACCGTAATCTTCATACCGCCCCCATAGTCAAAATGACAACCGCCCCCGGCTGTAGCTACATTCTACGCGGTCATTGTGACAAAACAAAAAGGGGGCCGAAGCCCCCCTCTAAATCCACATGAACATTAGCTTTTGGCTTATGCTCCGGCGGAACCAAAGACACCGAGTGGGTCAGAGACACCAAACGAGTAACGCTCACGGGCCTTGTAACGGTTGTTGCCCGTATCAAAGTCTCCGTCCATCGAGGTTTGCAATGGCATACGGGTAAAGTGCTTCAGACCGTTAGGCACGTCTGTCGTCAGGAACCAAGCGTTCGTGTCGGTCAGATAGTGGTTTACGGTATAGCCTTCAGCAACAGAACCGTTGTTCTTCAGTGCATTGATGTCGTTATCAGTGGTGCCGACGCGAAGTTCGGTTTCCAGCAGACGGGTTGCAACGAACATCAGAGCAGGTGGAACAACCAGCTTACGTGGTTTAGCAGCAATCAGCAGGCCACGCTCATCCGTCCATGCGGCGATCTGAATAACGGCGGCTTCAAGGGAAGTCTCGTTCAGGTCGGCAGGGGTGGTGAAAGTGTTGCTGTTGGTGCCACCGTTAACCAGTGGGTGCAACGTGCTGAACAGAGACACGCCATCACCGTAGGTAGTAGCAGCAGAGAAACCACTATTCAGGATAGCGGCTGCTTTAACTTGCTTGGTGTAAGCCATAGCACGAGCCAGAGCTTTGGTGTAACGAGCCGACAGTGAGTCGTACAGGTTATCTTCCATCGCCTCTTCCGTGAGGGAGAAGCCCATTGCAATGGTTTCGTGGTTGTATCGAGCGGTCCATGCTTCTTGTGCGTTGTCATAAGCGATAGCAGAACCTTCGCCTTTAACAGGAGCAGCGGAGAAGCCCGACAGCTTGGTCTCTTCTTCGAACGAACGCTCGGAGGTTTCGGATTCGAAAATCTCTTTGTGCTCTTCGCCATACTTCTTGTACTCAAGACCGAACAGGGCGTTCAAGCCCGGGAGCAGTTCTTTAAGTAGTTGTGCGCGTGAAATAGCCATTATCTAGCTCCTTATATTAAGCCACGTAGTAGCGGTGGGAGCCAAAAGTAATCTTAACGAGAACTTCTGGGGTTTGAACCAATGCTACCGAGTTAGCTGTGCTGATCGTAACTGTTGATGCGGTAACAGACAGTGCTTGCGACGTAGCCGAGGCAACGGTGACAGCCGCAGTCGTGGACGAGCCAGTGAACTGAAGTTGACCACCAATTACGTTGAAAATGTCGGTGCCGATAGGAATAACTTGACCGATGGTCAGGCCAGAAAGGGTCAGCGTGGTTGTACCCGTACCGGACACATACGTTGCCGAGCTGCTGACTTGTGTATCAGGAACCAATTCCATGATACGGAAGTTACCCGTCGAGGTAGCTGGAGTCGTACCGATCAGAGCACCCAAGGAATTACCCGTGGTGAGCGAACCAGTAGCGGTGTTACCACCAAGATTCTTACCGAGCAGCAACGAAGAAGCTGAACCAATAGCGGTACCGGTAGTAGCAGCCGCAACTGCAACACGGAACACGGTGTCAGGATCGTCGCAAACGATAGCGGTGATGTCACCAGCCGTTACGTTAGCAGGATAGTATTGTGAATACAGACGTTGTTTAGTCGTCGGATTCGTGTAATAACAACCCAAGAACACGCCAACTGCGGCGGCACCTGCGATGTCATTAGCCAGAATGGCGATGTAGCCATTCGTTAGTTGTACAAAATCACCGTAAAAAATATTGGTGTTGTAGTTGTACGAAATCGGATACTCACGCGTCGATCCCGCAAAAACTTGACCACCAATAAGATTTACCGGTTTAAACCCGTACGGGGCTGAAACTGTTGGGTAAGCCATATTTTAAACTCCTAAAATTTAAGAACCAGAGCCGAAGGTTACTTTCGATTTGCGTTCTGCGAACAGAGGCATACGAGGATCACTTTCGCGCATAAAGTTGTTGTCTACTGAACTCATCTGGGACGACGCGACATTATCAAAATGTTCTGTACGATCCACGACAAATTCCGATGGTGTTTTGCAGAGCATTAGCCCGCCGATAACAACATTGTCTTTATAACGGTCGTTTTCGACCGAAACAAGTTGAATCTCCGGATGGTCTGATGCTTTAACAGGTTCCCAACCTTCACGAAATTTAGCTGAAACATTGGTGGCATCCATCTCGCCCCGCATGCTTACTCGCACCCAGTGAAAATCATAACCATTCTCCGGGTTGGGTACCGGTAGAATTTCCGCACGCTGCCAAGAACGCTTACGGACAGTTTTTTCACGGGTTTCTTGTTCACGATTAAGTCGATTTTCAGCCATTTTGTTTCCTCATATCTTCAGCAACCTGTCGGGCGTATAATTCCAGCGGCACTCCTAGCCGTTTAGCTATAGATACCTGCGTTTGCGTCAGCACGATTTTTCTGGGCGCAGTGCTTCGGGTCGCAGATGCTACAACATTACTCTTACGGCGCGGTTTATCCGCTGGTTCCTGTTCAGCATCCTCGAATTGCTCCGGGAACACTTGGCGCATACGAGCATTAATTCTCTCGTAGTAGTCATCACTTTTGGGATCAACTCCCTGCTTCACCAATTTCTGATGAAGTCCTAGCGCAAAGCTGGTCATCTCATCGTCTGGCCCAAACCAAGGATTAGCCTGTTGCCAATCCGAAGCACGTGGGTCAACTTGTGATGACGTGTTTACAGAAGGTTGTACCTCATAATTTTCTTCTTGTAAAGTAGGTAATTTAAAATTATTTACTTTATCTTCACGAAGTTTAGCGGAGGTAAGTGCTTCTTGTGCACTAAGTACTGCATCAGAGTTGCCAGATTCGTAAGCCTCTTTGTACGTACGCTTAGTCTCTTCTAGCTCTTTAGCGATAGCAAATTTAGCTTGTTCAAGCAGGGCTTCCTGATTCTTGTTTACTGTGCCTTTTAAGCGTCGGTTCTCATCTGCGATAGCCTGAGCAGCCCGTAAAGCCTCTTCCTTTTCCCGCACGGCGCTTTCTTTTGCCCTGCGTTCGTCATGGTATCCACGACTAAAGTGCTGTATCCGCTTGCGTACCTTCTCAGAATATTCTTCTAATTCTTCGTCAGTAACATCTGCAGGGGGAGTATCAGCCGGTTTGCGGTTCCGGTCTTTAACCGGTGTATCGTCGACAATATCAATATCTACTTCATCATCTGACGCCTCAATCTCAACCTTTAGGTGCTGCTCTTTTTCCTTTTCCTTTTTTTCAGGATCGGGAAACTCGTACTCTAACTTTTCGAATGGCATGTTAATTCCTTTTAAGCACGTGAAACACCGCGTGGGTCAGTAACAACGGCTTCGATAGAGTCATCGTTCATAAGGCGATACTCAAGACCATTGAATCTGAACCGCGTACCAGTATTGGCACGGAACATCACATAATCCCCGGCTTTACACCAAGGACCTTCGGGGTACCGATCTTTATCCGCATAGGCTTGGCTACCCATGTCTAATACCAATCCCACGATCGACAAGATTTGTTCTTCGTGTTTAGTACGGTCTGCCTTTACGATCCCAGAATCGTAAGTTTCTTCGATCTTCGGTAGTGCAATCAGCAACCTATAGCCAACTGGAACTGGAAGTTGTTCTTCCATCTCTTCATCAGTTACGGGAGTTTCTTGAGCCATTTCAGTCATCGTCATCTTCCATATTTTTAGCAAGGTCTTGTACTTCCCTACGTGCGATCGCTAGACCGTGAATTACGCCGCACAATTCTTTATACTTCGCAAAATCCACACACGTACCGGCCATTAAGGTCTCGGTGGTGATCTGAATTTGGTCGTCAATCTTGTCTTTCAACACGCTAAAAACTGTTTTAGCCATGATTACTGTCCTGAGTTAGAAGGTTTTTTCGGTGTAGCCAATATCTTGGCGGCATCAAATTGCAGGCGTTTATCTGCCTGACGTTCTTGAGACTGCACACGCATGCCTTCCTTCTGTGCTTCAATCTGTACGCGCTGTTGGTCGAGACCAAGTTTCTGCATCGCTACCTGTAAATCCGATTTGTCTTTCTGTGCCTTACGTTGTACTTCCGCCTGCTTGATCTGCAATTCAGCTTGCTGCATCTGAACGATCGGGTCTTGCGCTTGTTGCGCGGCTTGCTGCTGTGCTGCTTCTTGTTGATGCTGCGCGGTGAGTTGTTTACCTGCATCCGCAACGAGGCGTGCCAACTGAACTTCAATCTCGTCTGGCAGTTCTTCGTTCGGTGGAGGTAACGGTGCACCGAGTTGTTCTTCAATCTTGCTACGATAGTTAAACGCTACGTGCTCTGCGATGTGTGCGTGGAGTGCACCCATCATCTGCTGTGCCATCGGGTTCTGGCCCATAGTCTGCGCAATCATCGGGTCCTGCATGAACGACATATGGGTGGCAATGTGCGCCTCATGATCTTGCGTGATAAACGCTTTAACCGGCTTGCCAATCAACACAGCCATGTTCTCGGATACTGGATCAACCGGCAACAAGTCATCAGTTATCGGTACCAACTTGTCTGCGTTCTTTATACCCAGCACCTCCAACATCTGACGATGTAGCTGCGGTAAGTTATAAATCTGCGGAGCCTGCTGCGCCATCTGGAGTGCTGCCTGATACTGGACAACACGTTGTGCCATTGTGCTGCTGTTAGGATCGCTGACAGGGATCACGTCCACCATGTCATAGTCGGCCTGCTTGACCTGACGGGTCTCATCACCATCGGGGTCGTAGTCGTAATCTTCTGGCGTGTAGTCGCGGATGATTACTTTTAAGAGCTTGAACTCCTGCTTCATCGCAAAGTGCACACGCGCCTGCACCGCTGCCATCGGCTTTAACGTGCGCTCCAACAGGGCGAGAGTCGTACCAACCGGTGCGTTAGCACTCATGTCGGAGATGTTCATGTCACTTATAGCGCCCAGACGACGACCTTCTTCTGTGATCTGGTTTAACAACGCCAACAGTGTCTGACTCGGCTCCTTGTACGGGAGCATCATCACGTTATCTTTAATCGCTCCGCTCGGCACATCCACGTCTCTAAACTCGCCCGGTGCAATCGGCGTGTCGTCTTCTTTAATGCGCAAACCGCGTGACTTCAGGCCACCCGGCAAATTGGACAACGTACCTGCATCAACCAACTGGCGAATAATGGAAGTACCTGCACGTGCGTAGCCACCAATAATATGGATCAAGCCCAGACCGTAGAAACCAAAGCCCGGCACATATACATAGTGCACAAAATGCTGGCGCTTCAACTCTAGTGGGTCTTCGGGGTTCCAGTTACGGCGCACAGCCAGTACGGTAGACGTACCCTTCTCGATTGTCACGACGTACGGTTTAGCAAGGCCAGCATCATCCTCGTCTTCGTCGTCGATACCATCAATTACTAAGTCTGCGTGTATTTCGTAGATCGCATAGCGGTCATCATCAGTTAGCGTAAAGCCGCCTTCTTCTGCCTTTTTCTTCTCGATGTCGGTGTGGAACGATAACGGGTCGCCTAAATCCACATCTCTATAGAAGCCACTTGCTTGTAACTTCTTGACTTCGTTCTCAGTCTTACGCATGATGTGTGTGACACGCTCTGCGGACTCAATATGGGACGCACCATAAGGCACGATTACGTCTTCCGCCGGGATGTAGATAGACACCTGCCGACCAATATTCGGATCGAAGTAAACTTTTTTGAACGCCGAGCCAGCTAGACCCAGCGAATACAGCATCCGTTCATGTTCTGGGCGATACTCGACCATCTCTTCGGTCAGCTTATAGTTCATGTCGTTCTGGACACGCTCCGCAGCTTTCTCTTTATCCCGCGTGATAGCGCCGATAATCTTAGTCTTTACAGGACCCGCCGCAGGGAATGTCTCCGACATAGCTTCTGCTTGGAACCGGATAGCTGCTTCAGCCAACACCGTCGAGTACACCCCGCACGCATCATCCCAAGGATCGGTACGCTCTTCGTACTTCATACCCAGTACTTCAAGACCCTTGACGAATGTATCGGCCCAATCTTTCCGTGCGTGGATGTCTGCCTCAACCATCTCGATCAAGTCGCTTGCCAACTCATCTAACACGCCTTCGTCCAGAGTCTCGGCTAAGTTAGCGTCAAACTCGTTCTCGCCTTCGGCGTTAGTCTTGCTGTCAGGAATCAGAGTAATCTCAACGCTACCATCGTCAAGCGTCACCATCTCCGGGTTAACAATATCAATCTCTAACCCTTCTTCCTGTTCCCCTGCACCCAGACTATCAATCCCTTGCGGCGCGGCGTATACACCTTTACTCATGCTGTTCGTTGCCATAATCAACCCTTAATAATATGCACCGCGTTTCCGCTTAAAATATCTGATGTCTTCTGCTTCGTCTGACGGCAGTCGAATAAACCCACCCTGCCTAAACCGCATGAGCGCCATGACCGTGGCATCAACCAAGTCGTCGTTAGACATGAACGGAAACCCCGCCACCTCCTCGACCACCTCTTCTGCCCACCGCGTCTCCGGTACCCACACCAGCCCCGACTGTACAATGTCTGCAACTGAGTTCAACCGTGCCATCTTGTCGCCACTCCCCCTGTGGGGTGTGAACTCTTGAACAAGTATACCCATCCTACGTAACTCTTGATACAGCGCCGCACCGTTCGACTTCTTCTCCACGATAAACGCGTCCGGCTCCCACTCCTAGTACTCCTCCAGCGCCAGCTTCTTTAACTCAGGAAACTCGATCCGCTTCTTGATCGCATTGAGCAAGATTATGTGGTGTGCGCTTTTCTCCTCATTATAGAACACACCCCA